TAAGACGATCATCATTGTTATCGCCTCTTATGCCCTCTGCATCTTTGTATTCTTGTACTGTTATTAAATCTGCCATAATTGAATAAGTGAGGGGATAGGCTCCCCTCAAGCCTTTCTATGCTAATTAACTAGCGTCGTATTTAAAGCCCCATTTTGATGTTGCTCCTGAAATGACATCAGTAAATCCAAGTCTTTGTGAAGCCACAAGTACTCTTCTTTGATTCTCGACATCGTAATCAGATTCGATTGTAACACCTCTTAATCTTGGCATTACATAGTTTCTGGTATAAACAGCTACAGCTGCGTATTGGGAGTGTGCTTTCGCTACAAACTCATCACAGAGAATAACTCTTGATCCAAATACTTGACCAATTTCACCAGATAGCTTTGTTGAAAGATCGCCAACTAGATTGACATCTTGGAACTCAGCATCTTCTAATAGATTATAATATGCATCTTGTGATACTATATAAACTACGTCTGATGGATTGACACCATATTTACCCATATTCTTTCTCATACCTAATAGGTCTGAAGCTAAAACTGCATCAGTTGCTCCGAACGCTGCTGGTGAACCTGCACCTACGTCATCTGTGTGATGACTGTCAGCTTCTGCCATTTTCAATAGACCATCAAATATACCTGAAGTATATTGGCCTCCTGAATCGTTACCTAATAAGATAGCATTTTCAATACCCCTTGCGTGAGATCTAACCATAGATTCTCTTAATAGAGGAAGTATTGGAATAATTGCATCTTCTTCAGTTTCATTTCCTAAGAAAGTTTTTGAAATCAACTTGTTTGTTGATAAAGTTCTTTCTTGCATTTGAATACCTGTAAAAGGTGCTGCACTGTTATCAGCTCTTTCTTCTAAGTTACCATATGGTGCTGTACCACTACCTGTTACGGCTGTTGTAAATTCAGCATAACCTGCATCTGGTAAGATAGGTAAAATTTGATTTGCAGAACTCATTTGTATTTCTCTAAATAGAGGTGCTAATACTAATTCATTCTGAATATCTCTTTCGATGTTTGCTGAAACAACTTGCTCAAAGTCTGCAGAAGAAACTTCAACTGTTGAATGTTGATTAACTTTCTCCATTACACTTTTTGCATGGTTATTGTTCCAACCTTTACCAGTCGCTAGACCAGCAAATTTTGCATCTAAAATTTCATTTTCAAAAGATTTCTTCCAATCTGCATCATTTCCTCTGTTTGAGAAAACTCTCTTAGAGTCTCTGATGTGTTGAATTTCTTCTGATTTTTCTTTGAGTTCTTTTTGAAGTTCACTAACGATTGAACCTAATTCTTCGTTCTTCTCGTTAAATCTTTTCTCAACGTCACCCATTAGTTGTTCTGCACCTGATAGTGCTGATATAACAACTTTCTTTTCTATTTCCTGTTGTGCTTCAACTTCCGCTGTCTTCTCAGCTTCTACTTGAGCAGCCTTTACAGCAGCTTCCTTAGCTGCTTTCTCTTCAGCTGCTTTAGTTTCAGCTTGTTGCATTGCTAATTTAGTAGCTGCTTTTTCAGCTACTTCTTTAGCAAAAGCGTCAAGGTTAAAGCCCTCAGGAGCTTTCATTTCTTCGCTCATGCGATTCTCCTTAATGTTGGCTTGCGCCACTTTAGACTGCCCAACTTCTTCAGTTTTAACTGAGTCTGCTGAGTTAGTCTCTATAAAAGATTTCTTAAACTCTTCATAGTCTGCCATATTATCAAAACTTTTTGCAAGAGAGAACATAGCTCCCTGATTGCAAGGTACTGATACTACAGAAACTTCAAAAAGTTCAGCATCTTTGATTCTTAATCCTCCAGTATCTGGAATATGATCTGCATCTTTCACACGGAAACCTACAGAAAATGCTCCTAAAACACCGTCTTTAATTAGATCAGTAATTTGTCCAGCTGCTTTTGATATTTTAGCAGTGAACTCTAAACCGTTATCTACAGTCCTAACAGCCTTCGCTCTTCCGATAGGTTGGTCATGATTGTGATTATATAGAACAATAGGATTTTGTAAATAATTATCTACTCCACCTTTTGTCCATGCTTCAACCTCAATAACATCACCTGCTCTATCTTGTGTGTTAGTGCTTGCTAGTCCTTTTATTTCAATACTCCCATCAGGTTGTTCGCCTAATGACTTAAAAGTATTTGTCCAGTGAAAAATCTTATTTGACATCTTTCTTCACCTTTTTAGTAGTTGATTTCTTTGGAGCAACCTTAGGGGCTACCTTTTTAACTACAACTCCAATATTTGGATAGTAGTTTTTTACCATAGTCATCATTCTACTCCAAGAGTTAAAAACTCTCTTTACTTGAACCGACCTCATTGGAGTATCCGATTCTAAATTATACTCATTTAGTTCAAGATATTTACCTTTTTTGGTAAAATACTCGCCTAATTGATTTATCATTTTCATTCTGTTCATATTTATTCTTCCTCATTTTCTGTTGGCCTACCACCCTCGATTGGGTTTGCGGCACTACCTGCGATATTTGCAGGAACTCTTGGTGTATCAAATCCTTCAACTTTTTCAAGATTTAATTTCTCCCTAGCTTCATTAGGTGTCATAATACCTGTATTAACCAAAGAAGCATAATATGCTGCTTGATCTCTTAGTTCTGGCTGTAGTGATGGAACATTTGTTACATCTTCTACTAATCTAAAACCGAAAAATCTTTCAAATCCTTTCATTATTTTCTTAACTATAGGTAGTATAGTTTCTAAATAATACATTCTCTGATTTGGTCTTATATTTGCATTATTACCACTATCCATAAGAATAGGTGGAACTCCTAACGCCTCAAGAATGATTCTCTCATTAGACTTAATTGCCTCTTGAAAATCTAATTCTTTAAAATTAACTTCTGTTAAGTTTTCAACTTCTAATCCACCATCTAAAAATAAAGGTCTGCGACCTCCAGTATTTGGATTGTATCTAGCGACCCAAGCCTGTAACATTCTTTCTTTTATTTTCTCAGAAAGAGTATTAGGACTTTTTAGTACTAAACCTGGAACTGCTCCATTCTTAAAAAAGTTATCTTGAAAGTTTCTCATATTTGCTAATAATTGCATAGTTCTATGAGCGGGTTTCAATCTTGGAACTCCTCTATAAATAGAATGAAAACTATTTTCTTTAATATGGATTATTTCATTTACTGAATAATCAATACTGTTATCAAATATATACTTACTTATATAAGTATTCTCATCAGTTTCAATTCTCATCTTATCTGCTGGAAGATGATACATATGTATGCCATCAAAATATACAAAAATATTACCATCAATAATTAAATCGACTAGTATATTTCTTTTGAATGTGCTAATATCTTGAAACGGATTTGGTTCTTTATTGAGTAAAAGGTCTACTCTTGTTTTTCTTACATTTTTGAATATGGGTGAAGTACCTTGTATTTGTTCCTGTACTAAGAATGGGATATCGGAGCAATCATCAACTATCATATTGACAGCTCTGTTTACTACTTCTAACTGTTCGTAGGCATTTTTATAGCTCGTGATGTTCTCACGACTATCTACTGTTAATCCTTCATTTCTTGAAATTACATATTGAGAAGGATTTAACTTTTCTTCTTCTCTAGTATTTCTACCTAATAGAAAATCATACCATGCCATATTTGTCTCTTTGTTTACTTACCCATCTTTGCTGTTTTTCAGCTGTTATTAATTTTGGTCGTTTGCCATAGATTGAATGTAATCTTAAATGATGTACATGGCAAAGTGTGACTGTTTTATTATAGATTTCGTCTTTAAACTCTTCTATAAACTTTTCTCTTAGATTTAAAATGTCGTCTTCATTATGGATTTCGTATTTGTTGTCTTTTATCCATTTCTCTAGTAACTCTGTTAATCCGTAATAGTGATGAAAATCTAGTTTGTAATCGGATCCGCATATATAACAGGCAGATTCTTTCTTAAACTTAGATTTTGCTTTATCTCTCACGTATTTAACTAAATCTCTTTTTAGTGTCATTTCAATTCTTATGTTCTAATTGTAGCAGAAGTTTGAGTTAAAGTCAAGCATTATTTTTTCTAGGTATCGTTAGAACGTTGTCATGCTTGTTTCGAACGAGTACAAAGCATAACGTAAAGCATCAGACATGTGAGATGCAGCATTATGTTTTGGCTTCTCTCTCAATAAGTTAGGATTTGGATCCCACTGATATTGATCAAGAGCCCATAAAGTTTCTGTACATTTGCCTTCTACTATTAAATTATCATTATCAACTATTGCTGCAACGTGTCCTATACCATCAAGTACAGACTTTTTGGCATTTAAAGTACTAATTCCATAGTTTTGAGCAAAGTCAAAACGAGTTTGTTGGGCTGCTGAATCTATATAAATATAATCAATATCCCATTTGTTTATCATTTTTTGTATTTCTGTTGCGTGTTGTTCCGTTGTTCTTTCAGAGTCTAAGTATTCATCTAAGACATAGTATTTTCGTGAGTCCCAATCATATGCAATAACAACAAATGCAGTTGGATCTCGATAACCAACGTCCATTCCTGCAAAGATATCCATACGTTTTAGTTCGAGTTCTGATAAATCTTCTATACATTTTTCATGATCAAATGCCCATATCTGTCCTTCAAATACATTGAAGTCTGCCATATACTCTTGATTGAACTCAGCTTCTGACATTGTCTTTTTTGCTTCCGCTATATCGCTTTCTGATAATCTAGGATTCTCATGATACGTTGCTCTTAATGATGCCCACTCTGGAAACTCATCTGAGAATCCTCTGTAGAAAAATTCAGCAAACCAGTTATTTCTACCACGAGGTGTGGATATAAATAATGCTTTTGAGTTTTCTTTATCAAGTGTAGGTCTTAGTGCTATATTGAAGGCATCTTTGCCATCTACTAAAGCGGCTTCATCAAAGATAATTAAATCGTAAGATCGACCAACAACTGAATCTACTTGATTTACAGAACCCATTCTTATAGTAGAATTATTTGATAGTTCAATTACTTTATCTTTTGCATTGTCACGAATTACTTCTAAATCAAAGTGTTTAATTAATTGTCTCTGTAAGTCAAAAGAAATTTGAGAAAGCGAGTAGTTAGGCGACATAAGAAGTATGTGCGAGTTAGGAACTAGAGAGACTAGTTGACCTAGTATGTTTGCGATATATGTTTTGCCTTGTCGTCTTGAGACTGCAGCACACATAAAACGGTATTTAGGATTATTAAGTCCATTTATGATACCAGTTTGAGATGAGTTGGGTTCTATACCTAATAAATCTAGGTATCCTTCGATCGGCAATTTGATGAATCTATCATCAGGAAATTGCATAAGAGAATCGGATAAAATATCCTTTCTTGAAATGTCTATCATTTAGTGTATTGTTACTTCTTCAAATAATTCGTTATCGGGTTCTTCTAAAAATTGTCTATCCTCACATATATTGTGTAGATAAATAAAGCCTGCGCAGAGTTCTGCTAGCTCTTGCTCTTTTCTATTTAATTGATCTTTTTTGTTTAAATATTCTAATATTGTTGTACTTTTTGATTGTAGATCATCAATCCAAAAATCTCTAGTATTTTTCTTATCTGCCATTAACTTCTCCTTTTGAGACCTCTGGTAAATTTTTGTGACTTAGGTGGCATCTTTGTAGAACCTCCCTTTCCTGCCCACAAAACTTTGTTCGCCCAATATGCTGGTGAAGATTTACCTTT